AATCTCTACTGCAGTAGAGTTTACAGTCGTTGTTGTGCCACTAACAGTAAGATCTCCACTAAGAGTAAGATCTCCTCCAATATAAGTATTTCCAAAAGCTGCACTGTCATTTTGAAGTGCCAACCTATTTACGCCATCTGTAGTACCTGCTTCCCAATAATCTCCAAGCTCATTCCATTGCAGCACAGCACTATCAGTACTAGGACGATCTATTGCTATACCTGCCCTGTTAACATTATTGACAGCAACACCATCTAGCATAACATTATGCGATGTCGCAAATCTTGTTCCACCTGTAAATGTTGTTACTCCACCGACAGAAAACGTTCCAATAACATTAAGATTTCTGGTTACGCCTAAATCTTGTCCAATGGTAACATCATCTGGTAAACTAATAGTAGCAGAAGATCCTTCTCCCGGTGTATGGGAAACTGTAATCTCATTAGCTGTACCTGAGATACCTGACATATAGTTGCCAGTAGTTTCTGTTCCAAGAGCTACACCATTGTCTTTGATTGTCACTACACCAGCAGAGACTAAGAAGTTATCTGTACTAAATGATGCAACACCTTTGTTAGATGATGTTGCCACTTCACCCTCAATCTTAATATTATTATCAGATACAGTTGTGGTAATACCTTCACCTGCTTCAAAGGTTATTGTATCTCCCAATGAAACATTATCATCAGTACCTATTTCAGCAGCAATAGTGAATGCCGTTCCTGTTGAAGTTACATCACCACCAATAGCTAGATCATTTGTGATCGTTGCACTGTCTGCTGCTAGGTTATCTGCATTGACTGTTCCGTTAACATAAACATGTCTCCACTCTTTTGAGGAGCTACCCAAATCGAAGGCATTGTTTGTATTCGGAATAATATTAGAATTAATATCAGCATCAAATACTACATTGTCTGTATCGTCATCTCCAAGTGTAACCGTACCTGATGACCCAGCTTTCATATTAACAACACCATCAACGGTTAGTGTACCATCAATTTGTACATTACCACCAATGTCCAGATTACCTGTGATATATGCCGAGTCTTGTACTGTAATAGTATTAGCAAAAGTTGTGTCACCAGTAACAGTGACGTTTCCACCAACATCTAGATTACCAGTAATGTAAGCTGAATCTTCTACAGTCAAAGCACCTTCTGATACAACTGTACCTGTCACATTAACATTACCAGCGACATCTAAGTTACTACCAAGATCTAAGTTGCCAGTGATGTATGCACTGTCCTGTACTGTGATAGTGTTGTTTAGTGTAGTATCACCTGTTACAGTTAGTGTTCCAACAGTTGCACTGTCGGCTGCAACGTTATCCGCATTTACTGTACCATCAACATAAACATGTCGCCATTCCTGACTGCTAGATCCCAAGTCATATGTATCGTCAGTGTTAGGAATAATATTTGAGTTAACATCAGCATTGAATACGACATTATCAGTGTTGGCATCACCTAAGTTAATATTCGAGTTTGCCCCTGCTTTGAATGTTACTTCACCGTCTACAGTAAGGGTGCCTGACATGGTAGTATTACCACCAACGGCAAGATTACCTTGAACTGAAAGGTTATCTTTAAAGTCTGCTGAGTCTGATACTTCTAGTTTACCTGCAATAGTATTTACTGCAGACCCATCACTTAGACTCATTCTAGGTGATAATAGTTCTACAGTATTGATTGAGTCCAAACGTCCATCAAGTTCTGCGATTGCAGTTGACACTGTAGATGCAGTAGTACCCATGGCACCTGCTGAGATAGTACCTAGTTCTGCATCATGTTCCTTGATAGCATTGGTAATATCTGTGGCAGTTGTGGTAAGTGTTGATACGTCTCCAACAGAGTCAACAAGTTGATTAAATCTTCCACGTTGAGTGTTGAAGGTATCCGTTATTTGAACACTAGGTATTTTTGAATTAGCCATTTGTACCGTTCTCTAATAGTTTTTGCAACATCATTTTTATATCATTAACATCAGATTTTAGTTGATCTATCTCAGCACGTTCTTGCATCTTAGCTTCAGTAACTAACTTCTTCCGTTTATGGTTACTCTTATTTATATTCAAAATCATGTTAGTATTAGGATCTCTGACTAAATCAGGATGATCTTTTACAGGTATATAATCAGCCATTACGATGTTGCTATTGTTCTCAGGTTTTTGAATCTTGGAAATCTGGTAGACTTCTCAGCATTCATTGTTATTTTTATTTGATACTCATCAAAATCAGCAAGATCAAAGACGTTAAACTCATATTCAATAAACGTTAATAAGTCATCACTAGGTGGAATGTCGTTATAACTATTGCTTTTAGTGACCTTAACATCTTTTGTGAAAGCTGTCCAATCTTGATCGATTAATCTAACACCTGACGAACTTAAGCTTGTTCTAAACCACACATCAAAGTCAGCACCTATAGGTCTAACCGCATCAACTAAAACCACAATAGAAGTGGATGAGTTTGCTAGTGTGTATGGAATACTAATATGCTTACTTGCACTTGTTCCACCATTAGCCGCAGTTTCAGAAACATACGGAACAGTTGTGATATAGTTTCTATCTGTTCTAGTACCACCTGCCGATGCACTATCTTGCTGATGATCAATAAAATACGAAACGGTTTCCAATCGCCCATTATTCACGTTAAAATAAGGTGCTACGTTTGGATCATTAGTATTCATATTAACAGATATTACTGTAGATGGATTTCCACTAAGTTTTCCAACTTCTTGCGCTTTTGCAGCAATAACTGCAGGATCATCCATCATTAACCCTCTTTGAAAACTCATTGCAATATTTGTAATATCTTCATATCCAGTATCTGCATCTTGCCAATCACCTATTGAAGTGAAGTTACCAGAAGCATATATGGCAGTATCTACAGGTGCTGTGTGTGGAAGGTTAAGAAAAAACTCATCTATTTCATGTTGTTCTGTGGCATATAATCCTGTACCACCCGCTCTAATAGAGGATGTAGCATTTCCCGAATCCATCTTAAATGTATACCCAAAAGGATCAGCCTTAGTAATAGTTCTTTGTCCAAGAATACTACTACCTTTAACTCCGTTGACTGTTGAAGATGAATCAAACCCCGTGGCATCTGTACTCAGAGTAACGATATCACCTACTCTAAATCCATGTGCAGGATGAAGAACCGAAAGATTAGAGTCTGCTGCAGTAAACCTTAAAGGATCATAAACATAATCAGCAAGTTGATTTTGAATTAAACTTTCTGTAAGTTTTTTTATTGGCGGCACATTGACTTCTAGTTTAGCTGTAGCAGTTGTTGTCGTATCGAACTGTGCTTTATAAACCTTAAATGTTAAATCCTTTGAGTTATCACCTTCCCATGTGGTTCCATTAGATGATGCGTACAAAGCACCTCTTGCAACATTAACACCTGAGTTGTACCTAGCAGTTGTGGTTCCAAATAAGAACTCTCCGTTTTCACCGAAATATACTTTATAAGAATCTCCTGTAGCAGAACTGTATATGCAGACTGCTAACAAAGTATTTTTAGGAACATATATTGGAGAGGTAAACTGAAACTTGTATTCTGTTGCAGCAGAAAATGAAGTTGCTGCCTTGGCCCCAATCTGTGCAGCAGTTGCGACTACTCTACTTCCCGGAATAAATCTTTTAGCTGAAGGAAATCCACCTTCAGTAGTTGGTCTAAGCTCTAAAGTTATAGGTAGATTAGGATCTGCAGAATGAAAGAATACTCCAATACCCGTCAATACGCTTGCTTCATCAACGACAAAGGTTTGTGCTGTAGGAGATTTTTGTTCCGTTAGTTGTAATATTCCAGTCATTATTTTTTTCCTGTTTAAGCTATATGCTTTTTATTAGTAGCCACCAAAGCCATTGTTTGCTGATTTCACAAGACCCGATATTTGTGATGCCTGTGCTAGACTAGTGCCACTTGAAACTGTAATCGATGATCCAAAATTCATGCTAGAAGAAACAATGGCACCATTTGATAAAACTGTCCAACCGCTGCTTCCACCGCCATCACTATTACTGTATTGGACAGTTTCATAATATGTATAACTTTCACTCACCTGAACTTCTTCAGTTGTGGTATACTCGTACCAATCCTCATATTGAGCCTTAGAATAAAACTTTGCTGCAGCATATGACAAAGATTCGTTCCTATCTAGCACAGAAATATCTAATGCTGAAAAGTTCGTACCATCAGTGTTAGTAGGCCAGAATAAATCTGCATTAGATTGAAGATAAAATAAACCCTTTATGGAACCATCTGCAGCACTAGTTAGTGGAGCATCCCCACCACCATTCGTTGCACCACCACCGAAAGGAAACTCTGTTGCATTAACAAAACGGTCTCCCGGTTCTTTAATAAAAGAATCTCTATCAGAATTAGTATAAGTATCTACACCAAATGCAGTATTGCACCATTTGGTTACTTGTTTGTCTCCATAAAATATCCAATGTGGTATATTTGGGCGCAGACCTTGAAACTCAAAAAATAATATTTTGGGTCTATGTATTTCTATTTCAGTATATCCTAGCCTATCCTGTTTTACAATATCTCTCGATTTTGTAACCATTCTAGTGCCTGTTCTTTTTACCTGTCTGCTTGGCATCTGTTTACCTTACTTTAATATGTTGTGCCAGTACTTATTGTAATAGTACCTTGAGAACTTATTTCGGTTGTACCATCAGGTAACAACGATGAGTTAGATTGTGATGAATACGATTTATCAACAATACGTTTATTAGTCCAATAATCTCCATCAGGCGTTAGTTCTGCAGAACCAATGCTTTGAGGAATATCAAACTGATTAACCGGCACTATTCCTGTAGCCTCTTCTTGTCCAAAGTCTGCAACAACTTCAGTATATGTAGGCCAAACATTATTACCTTTTATCACACAAGTGTTTAGAGATAAATCAGAATCATACGTTAATCCGATAGCTTTAGCGAAGAACAGTGGAGTAAGCATATTCATATCTTGAATTACTGCACCTCTGTAATCATCATCAGCCCAATTTGCTTGTAGCATATCCTCAAAATTATCTCCTGTGATGCCTTCAGTCTGTCTAATGAATGTAGCATCATCAGGATCGTATACTTCTAAACTAGAAAGCTGTGCTTCTAATAAAGTGAGCGTTGATATTCTTTCGACATTAGAAATCCTGTTCTCTAGATTACGCAAATCTTCCATCTTAAATCCACGATTATCATGTCGTATCACATTCAAATCTTCCTCATTAAATGTAAATGGGTTCAATGAAATATCGTAAAGAGGCATGTCTTTTCTAGCTATTCCTGTAGGCATTTCCATTTCATACGCAGAAGTACCCTGATGATAGCTTAACGTTCCTGCAGAAGTTAGTGTTAACACATCTTTTCTAGGTAACCAGTATTTCGCAGTTCCTACTGAAAGTGTTGATTGGTTTTTAGGAAGATCCTCAATACGTGCGATACCACCAGAGAAAGTTTCATTTGCAGGATTTTGCAAAGGTCTCATATCAATCACGTCTGCTAAGTGAATAGTTTCATTCAATGTCGTAGTATATTTTGGAATTTCGCTAAAGGTAACATCACCATAGGATGCAGCACCCGCAAAATATCCTGTTCCTGAAGGTGTACTATGCTCAAAGTATTTGTATTGCACTGTCACATTACCTGCAGGTGCAGCAACTCCTGATTTTAAAGTTCCTTTTCCTGGGCCATAAAAGTTATCTCTCTGACCGTTATCTAGAACAAACTTATAAGTAATATCCTCATTTGTTGTAGCATCAGTTATTTTATAAAATCTAAAAATGTCAGCTTTGGCAAGAGTAAACACGCCACTACTTAAGGCAATAGTTTCAGATTCCCAATCATTTGCAGCCGTACTAGGCTTCAGAGATTTATTCTTACGAACAAGAGTTTTATTCTGATATGCAATCACATGCCCTGTACCATTATCAGGTCCAGAGATCGTTGCTTGTGTATTACCTCCACTTAATACCACAGTTGGAGTAGTCAACTCTCCATCACCGTCTACCTGATAAATCCAATCATCAGTTTCTGTGAAAGTATCAGTACCTGCGTTGATTACCACAGTTGACGCTGTTTTGTTTGTTGTATATACAGTACCAATAACTGCTGTCACAGATGATACTTCTTGAACTCTAGTACTAGGAAGTCTAAATAAAAGACTATTTTCTTCTTTATTATAAATATCGTATCTATTCTGAATAGCTTTTAAGTTAGCATAGTTAGCAGCATCAACACCAATACTTCTAACATCACCAATACCATTGGCAGAAGGATTTGACAACTGTATATCAAATAGATGAATGCGATAATCAGCCTGTGCTGTGTACAAGCCTCTTACACGTGCAGTACCAATATTACTACCACCTCTATCCACAGCAGTGTAAAGGTTTACTTCAGTGACATCTTCAATATATCCGACCAACCCATAAGCACTATCTGCAACAACATAGTTACCAATATTTGCGCCAACCTTTTCGGTAGTTTTTACTTTAAGATCTGAAGTAAGATTTCTAGGTTTTTCTACACGAATGGGTAAATTGAAATCTCTTTCAACACGTGATCCGTTAACAAATGCAGTACCGCCTGATACTTTAAAACTTAAGAAGTCATCGTCACTATCTTTTTCTATAGTTAAGTCAAACTCACCTGAAGAACTTTGTTCAATAAAGTTACCTGTTTGAGAAAAGGTTCTTGCGTCAATAAGGGTTCCTATCTTAGATAGAATTTTATCGGGTGTTTTTATAAGAGAAACTTGACCACCACGAACTCTATAGACTTCATAAAATGTATCACTAGCAGAAATAGTGTCTTTTGTTGTTAAAGTTAAAACAATTCTAAGACGATCTGCGCCGGGTGATGTTAGGTTAGGCGTAGTTCCTGAGTTATCAAAAAGAGCGATATTATCTGCAGTAGTAACGATGTCCTCAGTTACTTTAAATCCTATAACTCCCGTGAATTCGGGGGAATATTTTGAGAGAACTAATGTCTGAGCCTCAACCATAACTAGGTGATTGGCGGCAAACGTGTCAAACTGAGGAACTTCAGCAATAGATGCTTTCCCAACAGCATCGTTGACAGACTGAATAGTAATATTACCTAAATTTGTAGTAAGAGTTGCACCTGCTGCAAAAGGTTTAGATGTAGTAGTGTTAGTTGCTGTAGCCGCTCCACCAGACTGACCTTTTGTCATTTTTACAAATATGGTATCAGGATCACCACCTTCAGCAGGAAGAATTTCCTTTACTAATGCAAATAAATCTCCGTCATTTATCTCAGTGCCTTTTAGTTGAGCATAGCCAACAGGTAAGGAGTTAACCTTAAGATAAGTATATGAGAATGCATTAACGCCTGAGGCTAAGTTACCACTATTGTTGAAAATAGCACCTTCATTAACAATAAACTTAGAAAGTCTACTCAGTTCTTGTTGGATAATAGACTGAGACTGTGTTAGTTCACGTGCCTGTAGTGCTCTTCCGTTATTAAACAGAACACGATGATAATGATCACTATCTCTGTAATCATCATTGTATTCGCTTAAAAATGTTGTACTAGTGAGATTAGTAGCCATGGTTTACCCTTAAAGTTTAATAACGATTTTAATATCTTCAGTTTGGTCAGCGTCTCTTGCAATCTTTGCCTGATTATTTAGGAACAACAAATCTCCAGAGAACACGTCTATCTCTGATGCAACTCTGTCGCCAATAGTAAACGATCCTGATTTACCTGAGATTGTTACTGTCTCACCAGTTCTAAATGGCGTGAAACCAGTTTCTTCATCCTGATGATACCATATGGTTGACGAGTCGTCAAAGAAATCAATCCATGCTTGAGCATTACTGTCACCACTTATTGTAACATCGTCTGCCCACGATAGTCCACCTGTAATAGGTACAGTCAACACAAGTTGCTTAAGAGCAAGACCTTCAGTAAGCTGAAACTTAGTTCCTGCTGCAGAGTCTAAAATATTTTTTAGAAGACCAACTTGACGATATTCGTTATCTACAACCCACTTATTATTAACATTACCTTCAGGTTTGATGTTGAACATCATGTTAGTGGACTTTAAATCCGTTCTTGCATCTGCTCCTAGTCCACCTGCGGGTGAAAAAATAGGGTATACTTCTGCATTGATACCTGATGTTAAGTTAGTCTGATCTACTCTAACAGAAGCTTTATTGTAATTTGATCCCAAGACAGTTCCAATGGGAACAAACGCTCCCGGTCCTGCGCCTGTACCCACAGTATCACTATCCCCAACTTGAACTGCTGCTAGTTTACCTGTAGCATCAAGTACTCCATGTGCTTTAGCACCAATACCATCACCGACAACTGTAAGAGTAGGTGCAGCAGAGTATACACCCGTGTTTGGTTCTACTCTATATCCAATAATCTGACCATCGATTGCAGCATTCTGCACAGCAAGTTGCGGAGCTTCAGGAGCAGTTGGTTCTGCTGAGTCTACAAACTTAACTGGCATAAAGTTTCCAGTTAAAAATCTGTTTGCATCTGCAGTCGTAATAGTATACAAATACTTCCAAATATACCCATCGGTTTCTACTGGCAAAGTCGTGTTCGTATGATCAGGAACAAACTGTGATACAACAGCAGATCCAAAACTATTTTTACCTTGACGAATACACACATATACGTTATTATCAGCAGTCCTTACATAGAATGAAGGAGTTTGTACGTCTTCAATATTATCGTTAAAAGCAGGATAAACTGTGTTAGTGGTCCAATCAGTTAATGGAACAACAAAAGAAAATGCCTCAACAGCTTTTACTGATTGAAGATTGTACCTAAACAACCGGCGGTCTCTGTCGGTATTATTTGGGTTCACGGTAACATCTGTGTTGTCACCTGTTTGCCAAATCTGAGAGTGCCCTACACCAATGTAGAAATAGTTGTCAGAATCGCCAAGGTTTGTGCCTTGGTTCTCATCAAAGATTTGCTGTGCAAACTGTCTTTTTAATTTATCTGTAATAATTGCTGGCATTGTCTATTTCCTATACGACTGCGTATCCATAACCACCGATAATATTCCAACCATTGGAACCATCCCAAATAAGTTGTGCTGTATCTAGTGGATCAAATTCTATACTAGTTCCTTGTGCAAAGGTAGCAGGTGCTAGTGTCACTGTTCCAGATCCACCACCACGTCTTGCAAATATTTTTATTTCACCGTTAACCGTACCATTTGCTAGTGTCACTGTACCCGAAGAAGATCCTGTCAAGGATATGAATCCTGCACTAACAGGTGCAGCTTGACTATTAGCAGCAGTTGCATAACTCACTGCGGCTTTACTTATATTTACAGATCCAGTTCCTTTTGAAACCAAATCCAAATTTATATTTCCGTCTGTTCCTATGGCCTCAATAACTGGTGCTGTACCTGCACCCTTATCAGATATTTTAACATTATTTCTACTAGGGCTAAATGTATCCGTAAAAGATAATACCGCATTTCCAAGAGAGTCAGCTAAGTATTCATGAATTCTAGGTCTCTCTATGACAGGAGAAATTATATTTTTATTTGTGATAGTTGCGGAGTTATTATTTAATACAAGAGTGTCACTGTCTGTTAAACTAGGTACATTAAGATTATGGTTTGCAGTTAAAGAACCCGCAACAATAGAGTATTTGTGACTTGAGTTATCATCAAACATACTAATGTTAAGTAGTGATGGATTGTTTAGTTGAGCACTGTCCAGAGTTTTATTGCTCATAGTCTGAACAGCAGTGTTAACTAGAACTGTTCCTGACGAATCTGGTAAGTCAATGTTAACTTCAACATTACCACCAACAGCGCCCAATTTAGTACGTGCTGATGTGCCTAAAATATCTAATCCACTGTCTGTAAGTTGTGATGTACCTGAACCGATATTAGATCCACCTAAAACATCATATAGTTCTGTGAAGTTGGCATTGATCTTTATACCAGTAGTACGTAATGTATCTCCTGTTCTGTCATTCGCAGAAAGACCTGTGTTGATTGTTTGTTTTGCCATAACTTACTCTCTAGCTTGATTTATATTATTTATACATGTTAGAATACATAATTAGCCGAATCTGCAGCATTATCTAAGTCGAATAATGTCGAGAACTTATTACCATCCATAGTAGATTCTACTGTAATGACACCATCTGAATCTTGGTCCATAGTGAGAACCAAACCATTTGCAGAGTCATCCATAAATGTGCCTGAAAGACCTAAGATGTTATAAGCATCTCTATCAGCATCCAAGTCTTGGATTTGAATTTCACCAAGGTCTCTGAACTCAGTTCCTGTTGCGAAACGTCTAATGCCTGTGGCACTGTCTGCTAAAAGAAGTGTCATAGAAGTTTCCGCTTGCATACTCATTGCAGCGATTTCTTCAGAAACAACCTGTTCAGTGATTGGATCGCCAATCTCATCCTGATCTCTAGAAAGACCTATATCATTAACAAGTTCTAATAAAAGTTCTGAACCAAGGTATACTCCTGCAGGATGAACAAATAGTTTATATGTGTCAACCCAATCTTTAAGAGGAAGACCAATCCTAATCAAAACTGACATAACTTGATATAGTTTATCATCAGTAATAAACTTACGTGACTCAGGACCAATAACAGAGGCAAACTCTTTTATTTGCTGTCCACCAGTATTAATGCTATCTTGTTCATAGTCGATTGCTGGCCCGACTTTGAATATACTTTCTTTAGGGTATAGTATCTGTGGATCTTCACCAAAGAATCCTCTAAAGAACTGCTCAATACTATACTTAGTACCTTTAGATCTGTAGAGAGTGTTAGAAAACTTAATAGCTTCTCTTTTATTTAAGAACCCCCCAAAGTACGCTTGACCTAGAAGAAGTTCATCTTCAAGATATTGCAATAGCTTATCAGGAACTTGTGTAGCATCTCTAGAAGAATATAATCTCTTTATTTGACCAGATGGGTTGTCTGCAGAATCCATAAACTCATAATATGCTTCAAATAAAGATTTAATATTTGGAAAATCTTCTTTGAAATATTCTGGTAATACATTATCAATCTCATTCTTAAAGAGATTTAAATCTGTACGATTATTGTCTAGTAATGTTTTATCTTGCTTTGACATTAGTTTGTGGCACTTACAGTTACAGCAGTTGTGGTTGATCTATCAGTATCAAAGTTTAAAATCTCATTTCTTGTAGGTGCTAATGCACTTTGATTAGCTGGTACAGCAGCTAGTTTGATAAATGTTAGTCCTGCAGATATACTTGTCGGGTTAAAGTAGTTAATAGTAACTACCCCTGTTGCAGAATTGAAGCTGCCAACATTATCTATTATCACGGCATTACCTGCAATAGCAATAACTTGAATGATATTAGAACTTAGTTTGTTTCTAAGTGTACAGGTTTGAGCTTGGAAAGTAAACTCGTTGCTAGTAATAATATACTCATTATCATCAGGTGCGGCAATGGGTACGGGATACTGCAATTGTTGATTGTTAGAAACTTTTGTTGCTGAAAGTTTTGACTTAATAGTCGTGGTATTCTCACCACTTAAACTATTTAACACCATGAAGTTTGCAGCATCATTATATCTTTGACTCACAACTAAATCAACAATATTATTAATATCATCAGTAGAAGTGGCATCAACATCTAAAAGTAAACTGTTAATAACAGAAATCAAAGTAGGTGCTGTGGGAGTAAACCTCTGCTGCATTCTAATATTTGCTCTAGTAGACAAAATAGAAATAGAAGATTCATCTATAAGGGATAAGACATTCGATCTTCTAAAGGCTTGTTTGAACCCACCAGTATTATTAGTGAAGTAAGAAGATATTGTATTTTTGACCTGATCCTGAACAGCATTCAAAGTTAAATCTGTGAGTTTAGGATTGAACTGGAAGAAAGTATCCATTTCAATAAAGGTTTCTATTGGATCAATAAATCTTATGTTGAAGGATACGATGGAAAGTTGTGCTGCTAACTCTCGTATCGCTTGTTTAGTGCTTGCAATTGTAGCTGCAGTCACATCATCTTCAAACAAAATAGATATGTATACTGCGCCAAACTCAGGTTCCACCGCTTCTTCGCCGCCCCATGATGCAATGTCTTCAATAAGTGTGGAATAGCTTTGTAGAATTAAAGATGAATAGTCTTCTGCAGTAACCATACGGTTCTGAGTAGCATATTGAAAAGGAGCATTCTTACGAATGGATTCAATACTTTCCTTTTCATCACCACCAATAGAGTTGACATATGTTATCACATTTATATCAGAGGTTATAACTCCTGACGTAAACTGAGAAACAGGTGTGAATATAGTAGCATTATTAGCAGCATTTCCCTTTACTGACAGATATTCAACTTCAATACGATTACCTGCTTGTGGTGCTATACCAAATGTCTCACCATCACCAAAGGATAGCTCGAAATATCCATTAGGAGATTCTTTTAAAATGTAGATAGTCGAGTTAGAACTAATAGAAGTTACATTTACAATGTTTTGATATGTGGTAAAATCTACTGAGGTAGCACTGGTATATACTTTTACGGTAACAGTGTCAGCGTCTAGTGTTCCATCAGGAATAACGTAAACAGGATTATCTTCATATTCACCAACTAAAAATGTTTTAGTTTTTAATGTTCCTTCAAAAATAGAAATACGATTAGAACCATCATTTGTTTTAAACTCATAAAATCCTGTTCCATCATCAGTTGCCGTAAACGACTCTACGGTTTGAAACGTGTAGGACACATCGTCAACATTTGAGGTGAACTGTGTGTATGCAGGTAAGGATACTGTTTGCTCACGTCCTGCTGCAGTAGTATTAAACGTAAGTCTAACCTTTGCCTGTGCTGCAGTATCTGTATCAGGAACATACCCAATACCTTCAGATAGTGATACAACTGAACTTCTCAACTGTGCGGTTGGGAGATACGACTCGTTTAAAGCAAAGTTTGCAATCAAAGCATTTAAGTGCGTGTTATATGCCAATACATCAAGAATATTTGACAATCCTGATGCCTCAAAGTTATAGTCTTTGAATTCATCTTTATTAGCAAGATAGTCTTTTAGATTACTCTTAATATTATTAAAGTCTAAGGCTGATGATTTAATCGTTGTTGCCATTTTATCTTAACCTTGATAATGAAGTTGTGAATATTACAACTTCTTCTGTGTTTATAACTTGAAACTCTATGTAAATACTTATAGAGTTTCTTTCCTCTTGATAGCTTACCGACACTTCTCTTACAATAGCTCTTGGTTCATAAGCATTGATAGCTCTTATTATATTTTCACGTGTCTCTTCTTCAATCTCATTGTCGGCAAGTTCAAATAGAAGTGCTCTTATATTACCGCCATAGAAAGGCTCAAAAGGCTTTTCAAAATAGTCTGTCAAAATAAGATTTTTTACGGCTTGCTTTACAGCAGCCGCTTCTTTTTTAACAAATATTTCTCCATTTGGTTTAGCAGTGAAAGACAGATCTACATCTTTGTATTCTTTACGTCTACCACCGATTAAAGTAGATTGACTAAGATTACCATCTTCCTTTGCTAATACTCTAGTTGTTGCCATTAGGTCTTCTCTATTTTACTGTTATTTATAATGATTTTGCGAAGGAAACATCAAAACCTGCGTTCCAAGTTCCTGCAGATCCTGCACCGCCTTGTCTCCATGTACTCTCATCATAATGAATAAACGAAGGATAACCACCAATACCGGGACGAACTCCACGTGCCTTTGCGTTCTTAACTAAAATACGAATATACCGTTGGTAGAGGAATGCGTTTTCTGACGGCATTATTCTGACGCCATTTAGCATTAAATAATGATCAGCTGCTTCTCCTTTTGGATGGTTTTGAGTTCCAGTATCTCTTTTAGCCCTACCACCATTTGAAGTTATCTGTGCAGTATATTCCTGACCAAGTTCACGAACAGCAGCCGCAATCGCATCAACAATATTTTGATTAGGCCAATTTATTCGGTCTGGTCCTCTAGAGTGAGTTACAACACCATCACTTGGTGGAATGGCAGACTGTTCTATCGCACGTGCTTCTAATGTTTCATTATCTTCTAACAAACATTCTATTAGCTCACCTTTAGATAACAACTGTCTATTATATTCAGTAGAAACTTTTCTGTTAAATCTTCCTGTCCAGTTGTCATCAATATCAGGCATTATTAAAATAAGTCTTGCCTTTAAAACTGGTTGATCGTTCTTGCACTCTAAAGTATCGTATGACAAAATCATTTCATCAAAGAAACTCACATCCTTTACATACTCTGCAATATCAAACAAATCTAAGTTGTTTTCTGCACCGCTTTGATCCACCACTTTGTATACAACAGCCTTGCCTTTAGCTTTTAAATCGTTTATACTTTTTGGTGTTATTACTTCAGATGGACCAGGTTTATAAATGCCTTCTGATACAACTAGATTTATACCTTTAAACCTATCAGTATTAGTTTGCACCTTTTTCAATATAAGACTGTGTAAGTATAGGTTTCTAGCAAGCTCTCTTTTCACAGACAATGATTTTATGAACTTAAGGTTTGTTGCATCTTCTGATCCCAAAAACTTTGCTATGGTAATATTGTCCGACAACTTAGTTTTTATAGTGATATCATCTTGCTTCAGAGGATTGTACTTATCTTCAGGAACAATACTTACTACATTGTTTTTGGGTATATATGTTGCAGCAAGTCTAGGCGAGTAAATACTTACAGGCTTATTACCTAAGATAGGAGTAGACTCTTGCTTTACTGTTCTACCAATCCGTTTAGGGGTTGGATTATTATATTCAGAACAAATAAGATTTTCTTTAAGTAGTTGGCCCATAAACTGAGTGTTGCCTAAGTTAGCAGCATCTCGTAGCTTTGATCTAGCCTTGGCAGTAGTCATATCTCCTGTAGAAATACCGCCATAATCTTTTGACTTGTCGATAAAGTTCTTTAAGTAGTCGCCCTTGTCAATGATCACCTTACGAATACCACCTGCTGCCTTAAGCAAGTATGTAAGAACATTTGTCGAAGTTGGCGTAGTGATAGTAGGAGTCGCAGTATTAGTAATACTACCTGCAGTTCCTGTAACTGCTTCTCCATAGTTTTGAGACTGAGTTACTGTTGAAGTAGTCGCAGTTCCATCTAGGTCTCCATGGAATGTCGGGGCAGTGATACCTTTATCAAACACAGCGCCGTTACCCACAAAGTCAACAGCAGTGCCACCTATGACTCCACTACCACCTTGTACAGTCATATTTTGTGCTGAAGCAGTCACGTTATCTGAAGCAATATTAATATAGTCCTGTGAGGTGATGTTCATTTCACCACTAGAGAATAAACCAACATTACCATTAACGTTATAATCAAGATTACCTTTGACATTGTGTTGATGTCCACCCAAGAACACATCAGTAACTAAACCAGTTGAGTAGGTTGTTATTGGACCTGTAACAGAAGTCTGTAATCCGTTGCCAACATTCTTTTCTTCTGATCCCTTTACAGTCTCTACTTTATTACCATTCACTGTAACATTGTAATCTAAACAATCAACATTAAACTCTCCTACAACCTTTATGTTTAGGTTGCCTTTATATACTAGTTGTGCATCGCCTTCAACAATAACATCATTAGTACCGCCGATTATCTCAACCTTACGCTTCTTAGAACTAATGATGATACTACCATCAGGAGATAGTTCTATACCGCTACCCTCAAAGTGCTTGATAAGGATGCGTTCATTTCCATCAGTATCATCAACTTCCCACACGTGACCCTTCTCAGATTTAGATACTTGGTTTTTGCCATAGTCTGATGAGATCTTATCGCCTGAGGATATTTCCATCCCATCGTATTGTGCAAAAAACTCTAGATCGTTTCTAGCAACGCCTCTTGCTTCTTTTGCAATATTACTTGAAAAGAAATATCCTGTCTCAGGATACTTACCTGTAGGATCTTCAGGAAGATTTGAAACCTTATCAGACGCTCTACGATCAATAGCTTCTTGCGTAAGTGATGATAGATTATTTGGGTATACAATAGCCATACTAGTTTCCTAAACCATCTATTATTTGTTTTTGCGTTAAAGGTTCTGACTTTCTTGGATCATAGCCCTTTATATTTTCTTTTCCAAACCAAATCCTTGCAGCATTTTGCACATCCCACCATGGGGATTCTGTTGTACTTAGAATATCATATAATCCTAGTGTCTGTATGCCCGGTTTTACATTATAAATAGCTTCCATAAGTTTTTTTACTGTTTTTATTTGTGATGAGTTTACTTTCCATTCAAGTTCTTCAAGAGCAATCAATATAGTTCTTTTTGCATGATTAGGAAGATCATTACTTGAATAGTATACACCAGTTCCTTCTATCTCTAGGGGTCTACCTCTATATGCAATACCTGCCTGATCTATGAAAAAATGAGGCTCTAATCCTTGATCGTAATCGTCAACAAATACTTGATGATACCCTTCAATAGTGCCCTTTCCATCAGAAGCAAATACATTCCATGCTTCCCATACCATTTGTGTAACATCTCTTTTTAGATTTGCAACTTCAGTTTCAACTTCTGATATGTCTTCAATAGGATCGAATATTTTTGTACTAATGTCTGTTGTACTTTCTCTCCAAACATTAATATAGTTATCAGTTCTTTTTGTGGGTATGTCTACGCTAACTGCAGTTGGTTCTAATGCTTTAGACGCTCTGTTATCTATTTTAAGTACGACTTCTCGTAACTCTGCGTCTGGTTTATCTGAATACTTTTTCAATACAGAAACAGCCTTATCTATATCACCCTTTTGTTTAAGCTCGACAATATCCTTTATATCATTAGATGGAATGGTTAATAAAACATCTCCCTTTTTAGCCACAGATCCTAAGAGATTTTCTGTTGACTGAAAAGTATTCTCAACAAGATTTTCAACTAAACCAGAAAATCCAGAAAAAGAATTTTTTATTAATTTATCTAAAGACGATACTTGGCTTAGAACTGTGCTTGATGCCAATGAAGATAATCCTTTAGTTGTATTTAAAACATCTCCTAGTACGTTGTCAAGTATATTATCTCTTGCAAGTTCAGTCAAAACATTACTACCAACAATATTTGTTATTTCATCTGAGCTTGCTGTAGTAGTTGACTTAACAACCTCTGCCAAAGCTTCAGGGAATGGGGCAGAGATGGCAACATCTAAAAATCCGTTTGCCGAAAGTCTACTATCACCTGTAATGGTGGATAAATCTGTAGCATCAGATCCAACCTTTTTTACCAGTTCGTCTTTCTTGGCACTAGAGTCTAACTGTACTACACCAACTTTCTTTTTTATCTGACTAGGAACAGATCCATCAACACCCGATATTATATCTCTATCAGAGTTAGTGACACTTTTAAACCCTCCTGATGTAGAGTTGTCTGGCTTATATTTAAAACTAAATGCTGTGTCGAAAACTTCATTTAATATATTAGTTTTTTTACTAGAGGATTCTAGATCTAATAATCTTTCTACAGCATTAATACCGTCTTGCAACTTCTCCTTTGGTAATGACATTAACCTGCTCCTGACGATATTAAGTTGTTTTCTGCAGACGCCCTTAAAGAAGCTTGGTAACCATCATATGCTTCTCTTGCTGCCAAAGGTCTTCCTGGATAGCCTTCTTCTGCAGCCCTTTCATATCTACGAAAGAAATGATAGGTAGAGTTCAAATCATTTTTTGGTCCATCAAAGTTAGATATATTGGCAGGGTTACTTAAATGATCCCAACACCTATGGGTGCGATTTGTTTTCATATCAAATATAAGGAACTTTAACTGTAAGAAAAAATCATATGGATCTTCATTTAGTTCTGAAGCATATGCTTCTACGCTTTGCCACCTTCCCCATTTAGAGTTCCACTGAGCTATACCTCTAGAATCCTCTATTTCGTTTTGAAGTTTAGCATTTGGATCAAAGTTACTTTCAACCTCTAAGTTTCCACACACTCCTGCTGCAGCTTTTATCGGTAGACCATTGCTAACTAAAAAGTCCATAACAAGAACCCTCAACTCTGCAACTTCTGCATTCCCGTTCCTGTAGATTTGCTTTTGCTGTTCAGTAACAATAACACCTTCTTTACCAATGTTCTTTTTGTCTAGAAGATCAACTCTTCCACCTTCTGCAGCCGCCCTTACCTGTGGTGAAGATGGTTGTTCTATGTGGCTCATTGATCCAAGTATAATAGGACTTTGAGAGGTCATGCCATCTAAAAAGAAACCAAATACTAATGCACTGTTTTTTAGTTGTGGTATTTTACCTATGCCTGACACGCCGCCTTCTGTAGTCGGCAACATTGTTTCTGCCCAAGGTAGGTATTTGTTTTCAACTTCTTCAGAGTGAATGCCATATATTCTAACTTGAAATCTGCCAGCCTCATCAGGATCTTGACCACTGATAATCCTACCAACAAACCATCGGATATTGTCACCATAATATTCGTTCATTCTTGAATACTCCGACTTGCAAGTTTACTTAAATTTAAAGCGACTGTATGTCTTTCTCCAACAACATCGAAGCAATGACGTTTTGCTAATATCACAAAGTCACCAGATCTCTTTTCATCTATTGTAGTGTTTGTTTTTATATCAGTGTTGTTTCTTTTGACATTCATACGAACTTGATGTCCAACACAAGTTTTTATGTTATTAACAGAGAAAAGTAATCCTGGCATGTTTATCGAATATATGTTTCTCATCAAATGGCTAATAGCACTTTTTCTTATCATAGTATATATTTCTGCTGCAGGATACGCTTCCTGACTAAAGCTATTGGTATCATTATATGGTTGTGAAGTAACTCTAGTTACTATTTTAGTATTATAATCAGTAATCGTCTTATTATCAAACTGTGATGGATCTGCAATAAACTTTTTATCAAAAGCAATAAAGTTTTGTTCTCTTGGAAATAGTTCAGCTTCTGTTAGTCTAGCAAACCAATCTCCCATGTCTATATGAAACTTAAATGGAGATCCAGTAGTAGCATTAATAGAGTTGTATTGAGACCCCATACCACCGTCTAGTGCTATCTCTAAAGTATTTTCTAACAATCCTAAATTTAAATTAGTTATATTCACAGCCTGAGATTCAATATCACTCTGAACGGTATTGAACTGATCAAACACGAAAGGTCTATCTTTATTAAAAGATTCTTCTTTTATTATGGTTTCTAAGTCAGTGAGATAAAATTTATTGTCGATAACAGAGGAATAGAAAAAGAATGGTAATCCGCTCTCTGTAGTCATTTTACTTAAGACAGTATTAATGGCACTCAAAGGATCTTGAAAAGGTACGATGTATCTAAATGCTTGTTGAAAGGAAGAAACTTTGCTTTCTATAACAACCTCTCTACCAAGCTTGTCCTTTGCAATAGCAGATATAATATCTTCACCAGTTCCTGTATACGCCTTACTAAACCTAATAAGATCATTATAAAACTTTATATCTTCTATTAATGCCATTGATAAAAAGGACGATTGATCATTAGTCTTTATATTGTCAGTGATTTCTTCGATTATAAAAGTCTTTGTTATTACGCCTGATGATCTATCAGGAGACTCAAACTCAACAACAATCCTTTCAGTACCTACAAGGTCAGCCACTCTATAAATGTCTAGATCATCTTGAATGATTATACCACCTGTTAGGTATCCCTTAGACAAATCTTCATATATATTAACCTCAACAACAATGCCAGACTTACCATCCCCTGAAAGAAAAAGGGGCTTGTTGTATCGATCTGCTTCCAATCGAATGCTAATAATCTTAAGCTGTTCTGCTGATACTAGTGGAGTTGCCATTTAACTTCTCAATAGTTTTTGAAATTCACTGTTTACCTGTGCTGCAACACTTGGCGTAAATATATTAATGTTTCGTAATTCATTATTTGTGGTTATAAGTCTATCTAGATATGTGACAGGTATTTTATTAAGTTGTCCGACTTCGTTATCAACACCACCACCAACATTAATATTTAAATCAACGATATTTTGATTAGTGTCAGTGTAATATGCAGCAGCATTATATTGTTCAACAGTATCTCTAGTAATTAAACTTCTAACTTTAGTTTCTGACCACAGTAATACGTTAGGTTCGTTTTGCTGAGAATATATAGTCGTTTGTCTAGGTAAAGAAAATCCAGATAAAACCGCCGTTGCGGTTGCTTGTGTTCCGTTTGCTATATCGGGTTCAGATATAGTCACTGTAGGAGCACTAGTAAAGTTTTCACCGCCAGTAATAACTGCTATAGATTGAATGGTCTGTGAAGTCACAACAGTATTCCCATCAAGAAAGGTCATAACTGCTTGCGCTGTTGCGCTATTACCGCCTCCACCAGATATGGTTACTGTGGGTGGAGACGTATATCCGCTACCACCATTAGTCAGTGTTATTGACCTAACATCAACAATAGGTTGTACCGTTAACTGACCAAGATCATAATTCTTCTCTAATATTCTAGCCTTAAAGATTGTTCCAAATTCATCAACATTTGCTCTATCTGCAATAATGTCTCCAATATAAAACTCGCCATGCATACTTGCAGTAGTCATGATAACTTTATTAGGATAAAAAAGCTTTGCAGCATCATAAACCTCTAGGCTACTCATAGGCCATCCCTGCTTACGAAGACTAGGGTTCAATAAGAAAAATGTCCAATAAAAGTCAGAGGTTCCATATAACTCATACGAAAGAACATCAGGTCTTTGACCATCCTGAATATAATACTTTTCATAGAAAGACGCATCATCAGCTATTTGATCGATGAGATCTATATAAGTGGTAAGGTTGTGAAACGTAGTGTCGAATGTTTCATTACCAAAGTTATATGCTACTGTGGGAAAGTTTCTAAAAAATGACATATTATCCTGCCCCTGCTGATAGTACATAGTTTGGATTATCTATTGCAGTAGCCTCACTTATAATATCTCTTTTAGTCAATGCTCTTTCTTCTACAAACGATAATGAAATGTCTGTTTCTTGGAAGTTACCATCCTTGTGAAAAGCCATACCCGTTGCATTGTACACAACATCAACGTTAGCCAAGAAAGATGGTAATATCTTAGTTGCAACTCTTTTATTGTCATAGAACATTTTTATGTTGAACTTACTAGGAAATCTCAGTGCCGCATTCAATCCCTCATCAGAAGTATCTGGATACATTTCTTCTCTAAAGAACTGAACTATCTGTTTGACTTCCTCTGCCTCTACTTGAGAAGTTGGAATCATTTTAAATGTAAATCTAAACTGCCTGACACCAATGCCTCTGAGAGTAGATCTTCTATTAGGGTTCAACGCAATGCCTGTTGTGGTTTCAATAGCACCTTGAATTTCAGGACTAAGTTTACTAGATAAACGAAGTGCAGCAACTTGAGCGCCTTCACTTCTAAGTCCTACATTGAAAGCCTCTTGTATTGAGGCAAAGTCTGGTGTAAGATTATTTTTGATCGCACCAAGAACTGCTCTGCCACTAGCATTCGGATCTCCCAAAGAGTTTGCTGCCGCAGAACCTATGATACCAAGATCAACATTAGTGTATTCAATGTTATCCTGAAACTGTAAGGTTGAAGGTAAATACATTGTAGCCTTACGCCCACTACCAACACGTGCAGGTATACTTCCCCTCACCACTTGTTGCTGTCCTTTGAATCCTGTTTCTGGCTGTCTTGCACGTTCTCTATTTGTTGTACCAGAAGCCGCTTCAACTAAGCCACTGAACACAGTTTCAGGCAGAGTCTTATAGTTCTCTTGAATAGCCTCAAAAGTTATCCTACCCTTGTAACCATCATCTTCTAGAGGAAACTTAAAGTTTTTCTTGTATGCCATCTGCCTACCTAAATATAAAAAAGTTTCTATTATTTATAAGGTATCTATGGCATATTCTGGCAAGTATAATGTTAAAAACCGTTCTAAGTACAAAGGAGATGCTGATAAAGTAATCTTTAGATCTCTTTGGGAAAGAAATGCGTTCAAGTGGTGTGATGATGCAAAGGATATTGTTGCATGGTCTAGTGAAGAAGTTGTGATACCTTACTTCTATGAGGTTGATAAAAAGTACCATAGATACTTCATGGATCTTAAGATTACTTATAAAACTGGTAAGACAGTTCTAGTTGAAATAAAACCTAATAAAGAAACTGCACCACCAAAGTTCAATGGCAGAAAGTCTAAGAGATACATCAGTGAAGGAATGACCTATGTAAAGAATATGAACAAGTGGGCTGCTGCACAGAACTATGCTGCAGATCGTGGTTGGGGATTTCAAATATGGACTGAGAATGAACTTAGTGCTATGGGTATCTTACCTAAACCTAAAAAAACTATAAAGCCCTTAAAACCATTACGTAAACCTAAAAAGAAATAGTATATTCACCCACCTCAAAAACCTCTTCTTTATTATATACATTTTTTATGATTCGTCAACCCCTAAAATAGATATAAATAACACTATGGCAAACTTATTTAAAAACCTAGAAATAGAAGCATTCAGAGCAGGTATCACTCCTAGATCAAAAGAGTCTAGGGATTGGTTCCGTAAAAGGCTTTCTGGAATTAAAAAAATAAACCGTAACGAATTGATGAAAGATGAATCAATAAATCTTAAAAATAGAACTTTGGTTGGTTCTATGCAGATGTTTTTTTATGACCCCAAGCACAAAGATACGTTGCCATACTACGATAGCTTTCCATTAGCTATTGTTATTGGCCCTGCTAAAGGTGGGTTCCTTGGACTAAACCTTCACTATTTACCGCTTCCATTAAGAGCAAAATTCTTAGATGCACTTATGGATGTTACAACCAACAACAAGTTTAACGATAGCACTAAGTTTGATATTACCTATGATATGCTAAAAGCTTCGACTAAGATGAAATATTTTAAGCCTTGTGTGAAGCATTATTTAAGTAAACACGTAAGAAGTAGATTTGCTAGAATACCTGCACCCGAATGGGAAATTGCAACGTTCTTACCTACTGCTGATTGGCAGAAAAGCACCCAAACCAAAGTTTGGAGAGACTCAAGGGGAATGATCTAATGGCTAGTGTTGACCAATTAAAAAGCTTAGTGTCTAGAAAAGATGGTATAGCACGTCCAAACGTATTCAGAGTTAAGCTACCAACAATCCCTGGTGCCACCTCCGAAGAAGTAAACTTGCTCTGTAAGGACGTTGTATTGCCCGGTAAGCAGGTTCTGACGAATGAACGCAGGATTGGTATGCAAATGCAGAAGGTTCCTTATGGGTATGCCGTTACAGACATTTCCATGACCTTTCAAGTTCTAAATGATTATGGTATACGAAAGTACTTTGATACTTGGCAAAGTCTTGCTGTAGATCAGAACGGTCAGACAGCAGGATATCTCAGAGGCAAAGAAGGGTATGGAAAGCAGATTGTGATTGAACAGTTGAAGAAAGGTATTGGT